CTAAGTTTTCAGCAAACACATTCCAATCGCCGGGATAACGAATGTAGTTGTATCTGTCGCCCATGTCTTCGGCACTGATCAGCCAATCTACATTGGGAAACTTGACTAGTAAATCAAAGATTCGGTTGCCACGAATCATGCTGAGATTGGTATTAACAATAAGATGGCAATGTGGATTGATTTCCAACAGCTTTTCCAAGATCACTTGATTCTCTTTGATCAACAATGGTTCGCCACCAGCCATGTAAATTTTACGCAGGTCTGCGGCATTATCCACAAAGTACTGTGTGACATCGGCAATGGCGCTTTCGTCAATTTTAACAAACTGCTTTAGTTCGCTAGCCCAAGTTGAACTGAGATCAGGACCGCAATACACACAGCCATAGTTGCAGGTATTTCTAAATCTCAAATCGGCATACTGTAGTTTAAAGTTCTCAGGCTGATCAAAAAATGCTTTGTCTGGTTGCCATGTATCAAACTCAACAAGTTGATTGTCTCTATGGTACTTACGACCTTGGTCAACATTGTCACCGGGTGCATAGCATACCTTGCATCCTTGCGCACGTTGGCCTGCTAGCATCTCTTGCTTGATTTGAATATTCTTACTGCCACCTACAATGTTTTGTAGTTTGGTTTGGTGTAAATTACCAAGATTGTTATGAGCAATACAACAACTGTCTACTCTGCCGTCAGTTTCTACATAGATACTTCCCCACGGAAGTGGGCAAAATGCATCATTGTTCCAGTATTGTGTATTACCCATGTATGTTATTCAAACGTAATTAGTTTGTTAGATGTAGCCATAGACATAGTTTCTATCTTTTTTACTGCACCATCTGACACTCTGAATTGGTACGAGCGAGATCCTTTGACCGTGCGTTCAAAATATCCATATGAACCACCAGCGATGTAGTTGCTACGATCACCGGCAATAATTTTTTGTCTAGCAATTTCGTAAGACTCTTCAATTTTTTCTTGTATGTAAGGAGAAGAAAAATCATACACCTCTGCAGAAATAATCTTCTGATCTTTGGTCTTAACACGATATTGTTGCTGAAGTTTTTCATAAATCACAGACTCGTGATAAGATTTGTTGATAATATCTTCTGGAAGCATTGTGCCAACACTTTGCGCAGAAGTAGAATCTATATCTCTTGATTTAACTTCAAGCCCCACAGTCGGAAGATCTGGTCCAGGTTGATTTGATATTGGAAATCCTTGAGCACGAAGTTGATTTTCAATATCTCTGCCGGCTGCACCATGAGTTTTTGGGGGGACGGCCTCTCCCACAAGTTTTGCCTTAATGCTTATAACTTTTGCTTTCATATTGTAGAATCCTTGGTATATTTAGACCAGTCAGTAAACACTGAACGTTTTTGTAATGTGTGTAGACTGTGACACCACACACCTGGGTTAGTTGCGTCAAAATCCTTGTCGTCTAGTTTAAGAGTAGCATTGTATCCTAACTGTCTGATGTAAGGCAACTTGACTGAGATCACGGGAATGAAGTGATTGTGCTCACACAATGCAGTTTCCAACAAGCCCTCTACACAGGCAACATCAATGTCCAAGGTGCACCAATAGCCTGCATCCAAACATTGTTGAATCATGCTCTCCCAAGGATCCCAGAACACAGCATCATTGGTGCGTATACTAGACGGGAAGCTCATGTTGGCACCAAAATACACATGAGTAATATGTTTGGCAGTATCAAGATGAGAACAATGCTCTGCAAGGATATCTAAGATTTCTTTAGAGTTTTGCAAACCCACAACAAACAAAGTTTTTTGCCCATGCGTAGGAGTATGTTCTATTTCAGTTCCTGTAAAAAACTTTACGTTTTCATGCCCTTGTCTGTTCATTGCTGTTCCTGTTCAAGTTGATCCAATGCAGTTGAGTCTAATTGTACACTATCATCTGATTCAGTGTCAACTTCTGGCTCTTCAAAACTGAACAATGCTTTGAATTGTGTTTGAGCATTCTTGGCTTTTTTACCTTTATTACCACGTGTGCCCACAATTTCCATCCAGTACGTGTCATACTTTTCAATTATGGCCTCGGCAGTCACACGATCCGGTGCCGCAAATATAGCTTCCACAATGTCCTCGAACTTGGCATAGTCGCCACCTTGACGTTGCATCATAGCAGGACGCGAACCTGCATCAAATCGACGATTGGCTTCTTGCACAGCAGTTAAGTGCATCCAAACATTGTGACCCATTAGCAAAGCATATGAAAAGCTATCCCATGATGTCTTGCCCCATTTGCCGTTTTTGTTAACATCTGGTAACACATCGTACAGCGCAGGATCTTTAAAGTTTTCTTCTGTAAGCATAACACCAGGTTTGGCAACACCTGGTTTGTAGATACAGATGTCCTTCATCTTGAACAGGTTGCTCAGGGGACTGTCTTGCCAGTTATTGTAGATACCATCAGCAACTACTCCGTCACTCCATCTGCGAGTGTCCGTGGAGTATTTTTTGTCATCGGCCGAAGGAGCCATGCGATACGACCATTTGGAATCTGGTTCGTAGACATTTTCAAAGTACACCTGTCCGTTGGCTGTGGCAAGGAACGGACTGGCGCAGTCAAACGAGATAGTGAATTGCGGGTTGACATATTTTCTTACAGCTCTCTGGATTACAGTTAATAAAACGGCCCACTCCAACTTGGAGGTTCCCAAGAAGTGCATCCAATCATGCACTCCTGGTTGCAATAGATTATCGTAGCGCAAGGCCACCAAGCGATTGAGAATCAAATGCACATCGCACATGTTCTGTCCACCCATGCCCCAGCCATCAAAGTGACGGTCAGGATACACAGCAGGGTCGCAGAAGTGTTTCATTTCTTGATACCAATCCTCAGCTTCACTATGTGTGGCACCTTGCAGAACATTTAAGAACTTAGCACCACCATTGTTTTTGCCTCGACGGTGCGTGATAAAATATTCATTATTGTATTTGGTAGCAGCCACAGCTTGAGCATGTGTGGTAATTTTACATTTAGAACTTGCATGTGGATCATTTACAACCCAGGTGGGAATATCCAGCCCCATACCATAGTTGCTGATAGTGTCCAACCAAGTAAGCACAGACTCACGTTTCTTTTGTGCTTTGGCACAACCTGAGTTGGCTTTCCAATCGCCTTCCCACAAGCCTTTGGCAATCTGGAATCCACCCGAGTCTCCTAGCATGATAGTGTTGGGATCACGATTACGAACCATGTCCTCCGACCAGTCCGTTTTGGTCAAGTCCAAGTTAGCATGACCACCAGAATACAGCGACCATTTGTAAGGGAACAAGCCTTTAGAACTGTTGAGCCAGTTCATTTGTTCCATGTCAGTTAGTCCCTGTGGCAATCTAGCAGGATCTACGTATGGTCCATTTACGGGATCACGTTGCTTGCCCACAAATGTAGCGTAGAAGCCCGAGATTGCCGGAAGAAACACAGCATAGTCATTCTGCTTGGCAGTTAAGTTGTCTTGAACTACAGGCTCAGTCATTACTTGCTTTGTGCCGGTAAGAGATAGTTGTAAATAGCAACACCGGAGTCTACTGTGATTTGTGCAACGCCATCATCGCTGATGCGAATTGTTTTGTCACCAACCAAGTCCATGATGCTGGCAAACTGTTTGGCTGGATAACTCCAAGCACGTTTCAACTGACCTGTGATGTCTGATTGAAACACAAAGTTGCCAGCGTGTGTAGAGTGATCACCAAAGTAAAACTTCAAGTCTGTGCCATCAGTTTTGACTTGAAAGTTTGGCTCTTCTGCGTTGGCACTCATCTGCATTTTCAGTCGCATGATGCTGGCAACTGCAGGCTCAAATTCAATGTGCCAGGGCACAGATTTCATTCTAGCAGTTTTTAATTTCTCACTAACAACACCCGATGTCATGAATCGATAGTTGTTTTTAAAGTCGCCTGTTTTGTTCACAAAGTCGATGCCATCTGGCTCTGTGGGTGTTTTGCGTGTGATAGTAAGTTTGGCATCTTCTTTATACTCTTGCAAGTTAAGCAAGGTTTTGAGTTTGCTCAAATTGGGCATACCAAATGTACCAACAAAGTCGGGCACTGGATTTTTGTATTCGCCTTTGACAATCACACTCAAATCTTCTGCCAGGCCCTCAATTTGTGTAGTGTTTTCGTTGCCTACAATCTTGATCAGGTCAATGCAACCAAGATCATATGTGTGTTGTACCAAGTCTAATAGACAGTCTCTCATAAGTTTCTCCTAAGTGTTTAAGTATACAGGGTTTATTTAGATCGTGCAACTATTTTGGCTAAAGTTTGTCCGCCTCTTAACGAACTAATTTGGCCAGGGCGTTGCAGTTCCAACCATGATAAATCACCAAGACCTGTGTGTTGATATAAGATATCAAACCCTGCTGATTCGGCTGCCTGGCAAATTGCTCGTCCAGGAGTATAGCACATGAATTTTTGTTCAACCAATTCCACGCTGTGCGCACGGTCACAGTCGTTGATGGTCATGATGACTACTCCTCCAGGACGTAGCTTTTGGTACATCTCTGTAAGGTAGCGTGTGATCAACTCCATGGGACGGAAATTGAAGTAGTTGTAGACAAAGATCAATCCAAACTGGTCATTGGGTAACGCAGACAATATGTGTTCGTCTGCTTCGTTGATCACATAAGGTCTCAGCCTGGCTCGATAAGTTTCATTGAACTCGCTCATAGCCGGATCCATGAGTGCTTGATGTTGGTCCACAAGATATAACGGATCCAATGGCACAAGTTCTTGTATGAATGTTTCACGACTGGGTCTAATGATCATACCAGGCACACGCCAATCGGTATAACTGCGAAGTCTAGTACGCAGGATCAGATTGCTCTCATCGTCAATTGCCAGCTTTCTATTCAGCAGGTACTCGTTGCTTTCCCAACACATTTCATCTTGATAGAATCGTGTGCTTTCTTTATAGTAGGCAATTTCTTGCTTTTTGATTTGTAGTTCAAGGTCGCTTTTGAGTCCAGAAAACACTTTGTCAAATTGATCAAACGAATCCTTTACAGCAGAAAATCGTTTTTCAATTCGGTGTTTGTAAAATCCAATGTCTGACTCGTTGCTAGCAACCACATGATTTATAGCAGACAACTCGTGTTCAGCCTGTCCACGTATGGCATCAAGACTCATACTTTCAAGTTGATTACGATAGGCAATAATGCTACTGAGTTTCATTCAAATGCAAATAAACTTGTAAATGTGTTTTCTGTGTTGGTAGCACTTGCTAAAGCCCATTCCAACACACCTAGCAAGTTATCAACCTTTTGGTCCACAACAGTTGCTTCCATCAGTCCGTCATCAAACGGCAATTCCTTAAACCATTCTGGTAGGCGTTGTTCATCAGTGGGATAACCAATGCTGGTCCAGCCAAGTGCGTTTGACTTGAGTTTGCACACAATAGTTTTCATACCATCCACAATCTGCATTGAGTAATTGTCGCCATTCATCCTACGCATTTGATTCCAGTTCATTGCGGCCCTAACATGTCCGGGCATGTTGGCTTTGCCAAGGCGGGCTTCTTCTGCCGCATACTTGGTCAAGTTATTCACACGCTTGGGTGAACCTTTTTCCCAACCTGGGCGTTCCATAAACTCGTACTTGAATTCACGAATACGTTCAATGATTGCTTCACGTGTGGCACCATGCAATGTACTATTTAGAATTTCCAACAAGAAGTCTTGAATAACCTTGGGTGTATCACTGCGCTTCAAGTCCAGGCCCATGGCCTTGGTCTTGCCTTTTTTGCCTTCTACATCCAGTCTCTTGCCCTCAAGGTCAATGATGTTCACCGCATAGCGTTTCTTTGTGATAAACAATCCACGATCTGCTACCAGTTCACGGCCTGCCGCAATCAACGCACCCATCTCTCTTGGACAATGAAATGCCTGTTCCATAAAGCCTGGGAAGCTGGCATTAACTTGTTCAGCAATTGAGTCATATAATGCAATGGCAGTTTCCTTTGACCACTCCATACGACCTTCCTCTACTTCCTTCTTCAGCACTGGCCAAGCAGTAAAGTAGCAGGAGTCTGTATCACCATAAATGATAGCTTCGCCTGTGTGATCATAGATGCCTGTGATGCATTCGTTAATGTGTGCATCCATGTGCCGGGCAATAGCACGACCAGTTAGCGTGGTACTCTGTCCAATCCTATGGTCAAAGAACCTGCAACCTGAATTCAAAATAGCACCATACAACGAATTCAAGTTAATCTTCTTGACCAGTTGTCGCTTGTCCCAGAAAGCTTCTTCTTTTTTGTCCTTGGCTGTTTTCTTCTTAGCCTGCAGTTCTTTGCGTTCACTATACCAGCGTTCCAACAAGCCTGGGATGATGCCCTTTTTCTCGTATGTAAGGATAGTTCCATTGGCACTCATGATCCAGGGCTGGTTTGAATCAAACATGATGGTCCAGATCTCTGCTGCCGAGTGTGTGCTTTCTGTACCATCCTGCCAGTCAATGGTAATCTCTGTGCCACGTTGCTGTTCCATTACGGCAGTGTATTCTAAACTGCCAAACAAGCCTTCCCAGGCAGCCGCAAAACTTGCGCCTTTGGCAATCTTTTCTTTGATGTAGTGGTCAGTCATGATAGGACGCAGTTGTCCCACCACAGTTTCTGGTCCCATGTTCATGGCACGAATAGCCGAAGGATACAGTGAGTTAATGTCAACAGATCCAATCCAGTCATGCAAGCCCTTCTTGGGATACGCAACATAGGCACCTGCGGCCTGTGTATCATCATCTGTTAGTCGTTGTTTGCGATTGGGCACAACCATACCACGTTCGTGAGCTTCATTGATAATGGCCTGCTCAGTCACTGCCACGGCGCCCATTGTGGTTTGTAGCAACACAGTATTGGCATGTGCCAGTTCACTTGCTAGAGCCAAGAACTGTAGTTTGCGATCCAATTTGTGTAATAGTAAAGTATCTTGACGATTGTATTCAATAAACTTTTTAAAGTGTTGATTGTATAGTTGATCCAGAGTACCTTCAAACTGTGTCTTGCGTTCATTAAGCTCGTACTCGCCAATGGCATCCAAACTATATGAGTGGCGTTCTTCATATGTGTACTTGCGATACAGTTGCATATAGTCCATATGCACACGACCTACTAAGTCATAAGTTTGATTCTCACTGCCGAATCGTTCAAACATACGCATCTTGGGCAGTTGACCCCACAAACAAAACTTGCGTGTGTCATCCTTGGATAGCACACGAGTACAACGATTCACAGTGTATGGAATATCATAGCCCTCTGAGTTCCACCCTGACAATACATCTGCATCGTCAATCAAGTCTAGGAATGTCTTGATCATGTCCTCTTCTCGTTCGAATAGTAGTGTGTTTTCAAAGTCCTTCACAAGCTCTTGTGCAGTCTCCCAGGTCAAGCTTTTGGGCGGAACTGCCAGCGTGACCAATTGATCCAACCAGTTTAGGTAAACAGAGATTGCAGTGATAGGATTAAACGGATCACTCACTGGCGAGAAGCCTCTCTCTTTGTCAAAGTCTACCTCAATGTCGAAAAATGCAACATTGAGTTCTGGGGCGTCTTGGTCTTTGTAGTTTTCTTCTAAGCAACGAAAGATGGGATTGATATCACTCTCATACAATTGCTTGCTGGAGTGCATTTTGACTTCCTTGCGGAACTCTTTGTTGTTGCGTGTGCTGAAACGACTGACAGGTGTGCCATAGATGCTTTGAAACTTGCCTCGGGCATCGTCATAGTAAAAGATGTAGTTGGCAGGATACTCTTGGTATCGCCTCACGCCGTCTCGGCGTTCTACAACATGAATGCGATCGTGTTCACGATCAAAAAGTGCGTCAATATAACTCATAGTCTCCGTTTGTGGCCGGTAAGCCGTGATTCATGCCCGTAACGTGAGCGACTCGCTGTTGAGACAGATATTTATAAAGTTTTGCCAACGGTTTCTAAAATTGTTTCTAGTGTTTCGTGGTCTTGTTTCTCTTGACCAAAGCTGGCTTTGTGTGCTAGCTTGACTGCCTTCTTGAGAATAGCAGGTTTAACTTCAAGTTCTTCTGCGACAGCTTTGATGGTGTCGTTAAGACCGCCTTGAAGTGTATCAATTTCGTGCATGACCTGCATGCCCTCGTTGATAATTTGCACGAGTTTGATCTTTTGATCGCCATTGAAAGTTTTGGGTTGTGACATAAAATACTCCTTGTTTTCTATTGTATACTTGTTCTAGAGCAAAGTCAAATAATGTTTGACTCAATATAGCCA